TCAGAAATCCTTTCTCATCAGGGGAGCCGTCGATAAACGGGGTAAGCGGAAACGCGCTGAGACCTTTAAACATGACTTATCCTCTTTAGTCCGGCTCAAGGCCGGATGGCTGAACGGCAGGCCGGATGCTGACAGACGGCCTGGAAAAAATGATGCCGGGTGCGCGCTGTCATACTGTTCTCATCAGCGAGTGGCTCTGTGATAGCCATGATTGATACGGACATAATACGACGAGAGAGTGCATATCATGTTCCTTAAAATGTACCAGGTTGATGCAGTCTATACCTTTTAGGACTCTGGTTAGAAATGCGTCGCAAAATGATTATGATGCTAAGAGTGACTGCCAGAATTAACGAGGAGGAACGCAATGCTTCTGGAAAAGCTGAAAGCGCTCGAATGTACCCTTCACGGTGACAAACGCAACGATCGGAAATGGTTGGAACATATACTGCACCCCGAGTTCATTGAAATCACACGTTCAGGGGTGAAAGTTGATCGTGAGGAGACGATAGATTCTCTTACAGGCGAAGAGTGCGTCCCGGCCATTCGTAGCAATGACTTCCGGCTCATCAGCATTAAAGAAGATTTCGCAATACTGCATTACAGAACCTTTAATCCGGATGGTACCAGGGCAGCCCTTAGTTCTTCATGCTGGGCGTGTTCTGATAGCGGGCAGTGGAAGTTGGTTTTTCATCAGGGAACCCCTGAGGCTGGGGCGTAGAGTAGTGCAAGAATTATGTCCGCTCGGAAAGCATTGTTGCTGGCAGCTTTGTGCCAGGAGCAGACCTTACAATCGTAGTCCGACCGCTTCAGAAAATAATTGCTCAGTCAGCTAATTAAGATTTCACGTAGTGCAATAAAAATTGTCGATTTTAGGATATTGAGGCCCAATGGGGCGGAAACCTACGCTAAGCGGTAGCTTAAAACGATTTTGATACTATCTGGTCTTAAAATATCCGAAAAATGATTTTTCGATGACGTCTTTCAGTGCTCGGCATTTCAGACTCAGATCGGCAAACATCTGCTTCAGACGACGATTCTCGTCCTCAAGATCTTTGATCTTTTGGATATCAGCGGCTTCCATTCCGCCATATTTCGCCTTCCAGTTGTAGTCGCTGGCTTCGGAAATAGCGGCCTCGCGGCACACATCTTTGACGGTGCGTCCGGCTTCGACAGACTTCAGAACAGCGATGATCTGGTGCTCGGTGAATCGGATTTTACGCATAGCGATCTCCTCGGGGACATAATCAGTATGTCGGAAGATCTCTAAAAGTGGATGGGCCGTTTTAGTGGGATACTTACACACGGGCTACCACTACAGGGTCAGGGATGTGGTGATCTGGTCCTGATTGCGGCCAAAAGTTCGATTAATTCAACTAAGCCCCAAAGGCCGTGTAATCATAAGGTCGTTACATATTTATTGCGAACTGAAAGTCGAAAGTTTTTATATAATATAATAAAATAAACATATTACCTTCAAAATAAAATAAAACCATTAAGTCAACATTTAATGTAAACCAAAGCTAAACACAATATGAAAAAAATAAATTACGTTAACTAATCACCTTAATTGCAGGGAAACAATTTTTTACATTAATAAAAAGAAATTAAATAATTAATTGCTACATTAAAAAAGCAATGTTCTTTCGCGTTCTTTTACCATGAATAAGTAAACCCAAAAATTACCAATGAGGTTTTAATTATGAAAGTAAGTAGAATTGCAGCACTAGTATTATTAGCTTTTGCTGGGTTATCCAGAGCAGCTGAACCACTTCATCTTGATTTCCTAACAACAGCCCCTCATGACACCCACAACTCATTTTTAAAGGTTGGCGATGCTAATGGTGGTCCCGGTGGAGACGGCGGAAGCGGTGACAATTCTCCAGGCGCACGTGGGGGGGACGGCGGTAATAACAGCGGAAATGATAGTGGTAATAACAACGGCACAGGAAATGGTGACGGAAATGGTGACGGCGACGGCGACGGCGGTGGTGATGGCGGCGATGGCGGTGCCTGATATTCAAACCATGCCTGAATGAAAATATAAAGGCCTGTTGATCGGGCCATCAAGGTTACAAAAGCCAATTGAAATAAAAGGATTTTATTTTCAGGCCATCCACTTTGTATCCACTGGTTGAAATAAAAAGCCCCTTTCGCGGGGCTTTTTCATGGGCAGTAAAAAACCAGCCCGTAGGCTGGTTGTCTGGTAGTTCCCTGGTGTTAGTCGCTGTCTAAACCTAGTTTGCTGGCAAGCCGGTGAACTGCGTACGTCGTCATAAATTCTGCAACGCCTTCTGAGAACTCCGGCCAATGGTTACTTAGAAACCATGCAATGGCTTCCTTTTCTTCGTCTGATAATTCCATGCATTCCCCTTTAATCTGCTGGGGTAATGGTTTGTCATATCTCCCTACAATTCCAATTGTTATTACAGATCAATCACGTGCCTATCGATCGTTGAAACCGATCGATAAGTTATGACGGAATTCCCCCGGACAATGGCGAAGTGAAAACTGATTCGGTGAGAATGGTACGGGTGCAGGTGCGATCCGTTTGCGATCCAATGCGCACCGTTTTGCAAAAATTAAAAACACTAATGATTTCCCGCATCCCTTGCGGCGCAAGGCTTTCGAGGGATTTACTCATTTTTAATTTCTGCGTACGTCCATCAGTTTGATCGTGACGAAAAGCAAAGAGATCCAAATAAAAACAATCACTTAATCAGATGGTTAGCAGGCCGCGACCTGCTGAGTTTTGCAAAACGCTGCAAAAGCTTGCGCAGTGTGCAAACGCAGCTCATGCGTAGAACCCCAGACACCGCGCGGGCTGGCGGGGTGGTTTGCTCAAAATTTCTTTTGCAAATTTTTTGCGATCCAAATCGTGCAGGCGGGTGCGGTGTAGCGCCGTTTCCGTCTAGTATGCGCTTCCGTGTGCGGGTTTCTGCTGCGGCTGTGGGGCGTGGCTGGACGAACGAAAAGAAGGCCGAACAGTGTCGGCCTTTGGGTACTGCGTTCAATGGTGGGCGTTACAGATCGTTTTACACGATGATGGGAAAATCAGGCTATCAGTGGGGCGTACTTCTTGCGCAGCGTATCGGTTTTACCGGCGATCGTAGTGAACTGTGCAGCCTGTTGACTTGCGCCGGTGCTAGGGTGGGTATGGGTGGCGACAAGCTTCGCCAGTTCGTTGACGACCGTCAGCGTATCGGTCAGCAAGGTGAGGACGTTGATTTCGTCGGTACCCAGTTTGACCACGGGCGCAATCAGCTGTTGTGCCTGGGCTACGCTGCGGCGTATGCCGGTGATTTTCTCGGTGAGGGTTCCCCCGACCGACATCGAAGCATTGCCGGTGATGTTGTCGTCCAGATTGCCCCCGACCGCGCGGTTGGCATCTTTACCGCATGACAGGGTCATATTACCCGATGTGCCGATGCTGTAATCCCCCTCGCTGACATGAACAACGGCACCCGCCAGAAGTGTGGCCGTACCCAGTACGATGGTTTTATCCGTGGCCTGGACGGTGGTTTCGCGGGCTACCAGCGTGCGGGTTTCATCGTCGGCTGTGATTATCCGACTCATGGAGATTTCGCGGATGGTCTGGTCTGTCTGGCGTTCCCAGTCACCGGCGACGGTCACGCGCTGCGATACGCCGTCACGCTGTTGTTGCAGCTGTTCACCTGGCTTAACCGATGGCAGGTTTTGCCCCTGCGGCATACTTTGGCGCACGAACGGCTTGTCCGGGCGGCCATCGGTAAAGCCCACTTCCACCAGCGTGCCGGGAGGCGGAAATTGAAACATCCCGGATTCGCTTCCGGCCATCGGTACCGGTAGCGGCACGGCGGGATAAACCGGCGTATCGACTGCGGGGTTACCGTCTGCGTCAAGCAGCTGCAAATCGACGGCGTAGCGAGGGCGGAATGGGTCGGCAATATTTCCACTGCTGACGTCTTCACTCGGCGCCTCTACCCTGGCGAATTTTGGCAGATGCAGCCCGGAGGCGAGTTCCGGGAACGCGCCTTCTACCTGGCGTTGTACAGGCGTTTTTTGCAATGCCTGGCCGGTGGCTTTGTTGCGTGGTTGCCAGAAAATCGCCATATCGTCGTTATCAAGACGCACCTGATTCAGCCGCTGGCCGTTCACCTCGGCGCCGGGGCGTAAACTTTGGATCATGGGAACGGTCATGGAGTTGCCGCCCGCCGTTGCCTTGCTAAATTCACCGGGAATTTCTACCGGCTTACCCGCAAACATACTGTGCTGGGCTGCGCCAACAAAGACGGCGCCGTCCGGCAGCTGGTACCAGAGGTAATCCGTGATGGAGAACGCACGGCCCAGATTTGCAAAAAGCTGGTACCCGGTGCCGCTGTGGGTGAAGTGGGGGATCGGCTTATCGGCATAGGCGGCGCCTGTCGGCGGTGCAACCGTTAACCCGCTCTGTTCACTAATCCAATCAGTAATCTGTCGAAGGGTCGGATGCTGGAATGAGCACGGCCACGGCTTATCAAAAATACCGATGAGTTCACGGACGAAAAGTCTTTGCGTGCCGTTCTCTGCGGGCTGCGACCTGACGACGTAACCGGTAAACCAGCGCAGGACAAGCCCGTCGTAGCCAATGTCTAAGCGCACCATTTTGCCGGTGTAATCATTATCAGTTTGGGCCGTGATAAATCCCCGACCGCACGCATTTATCTCGAGCATCAGAGTGACGTCGACCAGGTGCACGGTATCACTGGAAAGGTACAGGCGTTTTATTGGTTTCATGGCTCAGTTATCCCAGGGCATCATTCACAGGTTTTAAAACTTTCTGTTCAAACCAACTCATTTTGTCTTTGTCTTCATCGGCGGATGCCGAACCGTTCGCCCCTTCTGCGCCGGTTTGCTTCGTGCTGGCCGTGGCGTTCGCCTTTCGTGCCTGGCGTTTTTCCGGGACGCTGCCTTTTTCGCGCAGGGTGAAACTGACCTGCCAGGCGAGAATGTCTTCCTGCGGTGTGGCATCAATCTGGCCGGTGAATGTGCCTTCGCGAAAGTTGATGGCCGTCGCCGTTTCGTTGGCGATTCGGTACGTTTTGAGGGCGCCGCTGGATTCGGTCGCCGAGGCAATTTGAAAAAGTCGCTGTAACACGGTCTGATTGTCGAAGGTGATCAGACCGGAGACGCGCAGCTCTTTGGCTTTAATACCTTGTTCGGCATTGGCCGTGCTGGACGTCTGCCCCGACTGGTCTTTTTCCTGAAACTGCATCGACGGCGAAACCAGCATGTTTTGCATCGCAATGCCTTCCCCATCAAGGGCGAGTAGCGCGGTCTGGCTCATGTAACATTTTCTCCAAATCGGCCAGGGAATCCCCGGTGAACATCATGGCGGCGGTATGCACGGCGGTAGTGAGCGGAATGTTTTTTAATATCTCGACGGCGCCGGTGTTGTGATTTCCGCTATGGGTAAAGGCCCACACTTTCGCGCTGGCTCCTTTGAGTTCTTCCAGTCCCTGACTCACGGCGGATAACAATCCAGCGCGGGCCTGGACAAAACCGGCCAGCTGTTGTTTCAATCCTGCTGTACTGCTGGTAACGGCGGCGGCCAGCTGCGCGGCGGCGACGCGCTGGGCGTTCACGGCGGCTCTGTTCGTCGGTACAGAAAGAGGCGCAGCGGCGGGCAGGGCGTTGGCTACTTTGGCAGGCAGCTGCATTTTTACGGCGCTTAACTCGGCAGCGGCTTTCGCCATTCTGCTGACCTGGGTAAATGCGGGCGCAGGAAAAACGGTGGCGAGACTGCTTAGTCCCTGCATAAATGCGTCATGCGTATTCTCGGCAATCATCAGGACGATCACATCGCCATTGCCCCCGCTGGATGCCAGTTTTTTTGCGAGGTAGCCCAGCGCATTGGCCGGGCTGAGATAACCGCCTGAGTCTGCCGATTGCCCCAGTCCATAAACCCACGGGTGCGCGGGTACCACGGCGCAGGACAGCGCAGCCATATCATCGGCTATCTGGATAATCGACTCTCGCCACATTACTGCGGTGCCTCCGGCCAGGTAATATCCGGTGCGGTCGATAAATCCAGACGGTTAAGGGCGACACGGTATTTTTTCCAGGCTTTCAGCGTCGCCAGTTCGTCGTCTGTGACATCGTCAACGTCGACGGCATCTTGTAACGGTGCAATAGCGATTGCGGCTTGTGCCAGCAATGCACTTTTATGCTGCTCCGCTACATCAGTTGCCACCGGCTCAAACTTAATAAATTTACCGCCCTGATAGCTGTAGGTCTGCTCCGCGATATCAGACGGCAATTTTTTTGCCGAAATCTCATAAACGCTGACGCCTTCGGATAGCGTCATAAAGTTTGGATCTGCCGACCAGGTGTTGATTAATCCATCCCGTCCCACCGCGATAAAGGGGTTTTTACCTTTCCAGTTTTCATCGCGCACGGTGTACCAGTCATTACCGTCTTCATCTTCGAAATAGAGAACCGGGAGCGGTAAGCTTTCTTCTAATACCTGTTTGGAAATTCTGATGTTTTTAAATGTGATCATGTTAATTACCTACTTGTCGCCATCCGCCGCTGGCCGTTCTGACCATTAAAGCGCGGTAATATTTTCCCATTGTTCGGGCGTCCCCTAAATCGACGCGGTTTTTTATCCCTGTCATGAAACAGCCTGTCGGTGCTTCCCAATCGGCCTGTGCAACAAAGGAACCGTTCTCCAGTGCCTGACTGCCGCGCTGTACGTCGTAGACATAGCGGTTATCACCGTAGGCATAAATATCATTACGTAAATCGCTATTCGCCCAATTGCGAGTTCCCGAAATTTCGTTTTGCAGCTGCTCTCTGGTGGGCAGGACAACAACGCCATTGGTGATTGAGTGACGTATATAAGGATCATTTGCATTGCCCGAAACAAAACCAACCGTAGTGGACGTATCACGGTAGATATACCGGCCATCAGATTCCGTTTTGGTATATGAATCTCTTTGTGGTGGCGGAAATTTAGTGGTGTAAACCTCCCCCATGTCGGAGGCATCCACCTGAATTTTGACCTTCGCCCCCGTCCAGCCGATATAGACTTTATTAGTCTGCATACCTACACCGCCGCCTTGCTGAACGGCGGCAAAATTCCCGACAAGTGCCAGCCCAACATCAGCAGATGTTGGTTTATTTGCCTGACCGTACATTTCATTCCAGGCAGACCAGGGGCCATCTGTGCCGTTCCATGCTCCGGTGGCGTATCGGGTGAACTGCCGCCCGTTACTGTTAAAGGCAATTTGCTGCGTGGCATTCGGCCCCCAGGTAACGAAAATAACCCCGACAAAACCATTCATCGGATAGCCTTTTTCCGTCGTTGCTGCCGCAACGCCTGGCACGCCGTAATGCCCAAACATGGCACTGCCGCGAAGCGTGTTTGGTGAATCCGTCGCCGTTAAGTTTTCGCGAATTTTAAACGCCTTGGCGATTTCATCGGCCAACGCTTTTTCACTGGCGGCGCTTTGCGCTGCCGTCCATGCTCCTACGTCTGCGGCTGTCGGTTTATTGTTCGCGCTGTAGGTTGGCACCCAGTCTTTCCATGGACCATCTACGCCGTTCCAGTCACCGGACAATCCGCGATTCCAGATATTGCCGGTGAAAGTCACGTACATCTGCTGGCATCCGTAGGCGCTCGGCGTCACATACAGCGTCCCG